TGAATACCTAACTACAGTGGTCAATGCTATGAATAATAACGCGGAAGGCGGCCCTACTTCATGATAATATATCATCGCAGAGAAAAACCTAAACAAAGAGTGTTTACTCCCGAAGAGTATTCATCAATGGGTTACATGCAAAGGGCTGATTATGATCCATCTATGTTTCGCACTGGTGGATATTCAAGCCTTAGCCAATTTGATATAAACTTCCTTAACTTACCTGTCTACCGCGCTGATACTAAAGAACAGTTTGCTATGGATTCCTTTTTCTTATTAGGTTCCTTTGCTACTGGCGGATCCACTGCGGGATTAAAGTTCGCAGCAAGTAAACTAAAATCAGATTGATTCGGGTATCTTAGTAGGGTATGAATGCCAATCGCAATTTATACAGTCCTTACGAACTGCTATGATTTTCTCATTGTGGCTAGGAGACACAATTAAACGATTATTCGCGTTTAGATACACTGTTAAACACTTGCTTCCACATTCGAAACATTTCACAAAACCCACTCCGTTATTATCATCCATATCATTTTTCTTTCACCTTTTTGCATCTTTGGCAAAGTATTTGCCCTTTACTATTGACATGCCTTGTGCCGCCTCTAGTCCATAAGTGTCTCTTAGCACATGGATTTGCTCGAAATAACTCATTCCAAAGTGGTTCTTTCATTCTTCTTCACCTGTAGGCTGTTGAGTGATTTCTATTTCTCGGCCTTTCGAAATGACATATATTTTCTCAATCCATCCCATTTCACATTCGAGACATACCAAGGTATATTCAATCCAAAACCGATTTCGTTTTTCATGAATGACATTGGTGTGAAGTATTTCTTGTGAGCATTCACAATCACATAATTCTACATCAGGTCCGAACTCACATTCGACAATCATTCTAACATCAACTCACGAATTAGCATAAGAAGCGATTGTGCCATAGGATTGTTTTCTGCTCGATGATGGAGCATTCCCCATAATTGATGTGTTTCAATATCCCTAGCGGCAAATGCATCCTTTCCATCAAGTTTATTTCTAATTGCACTTTGGATAAAACTAGATCTCTTGTTTAGTTTAGACAGTGCTTCTAATTCTCCTACCATTTTGATGGGTAGAAGGACATTAATTTTCGTTTTTCGGTTCATTGGGTTGTCTCCTTTCAGATTGGGGTACACCCACCCCTATATGAAACCTTGGAGAAAAGGCCCACTGCGGGGTAGAATTGGCCTTAGCGTCAGCCCACCTGTTCAAGATAAGGAATTGCATTAGTTTATAGTCTTCATTGTGGGACATCCCATCATGGCGAAAGCAGCATCAAGAGAGTTTGAACTTTACATCGAACTACAATCAGCACCAGCAGCAGCAAATCAATCTTTAGACATGACAGACTATGTGGATATCGCAGATAACCAAGCGTTTGAAGTTCACGAACTAGACATTGTTCTAGATGTAGATCAGGCATTCCCAGCAGGTCAAGTAGAAGGTTTATTCCAATTAGCAGATTCAAACATTACTACATTCGTTACTCATGCTGATCGTACTTCTTTGTACGTTGCTAGAAAAACTTACGACGCTACCCAAGGAAGCATGTATCATCAAGAATCATTTTCTTCACTAACGCCACTTATTGTTAGCAAGACATTGTTTATGCGCAACTCTAGCACAACAGCACTAAGTTACACACTTCGAATGAAGGGACGCATTGTTACACCATCCGCTAAAGACTACATGGCTCTTGTACTAACCCAGACTGGAAACCTTGCTTGAGGTGGTTAGTCTGGTCAAAGTAGAAGGAACTCTTGACGAGTTGCGTGAACTGTTTGTGGAAGGTGCTAAGAAAGAAGCACGTAAACAAGCAAGAAAGGCAGGTGGAGAAATTGTTGCTACTGGTGTTAAGAAAACTCGCAAGGTTGTTAAATCTGCTTGGCAGAAGTATATCGGGAAGAAATCGAATCAAATTAGAGTTAAGTCTGGAAAGCGAAAGGGAATGCTTGACCTCGCAAAGATGTCAAGAGCCTACAAGCGAGCCCAGAAGGCTAAAGGAAAGAGGTGATTAGATGGCTCGTATAATCGACAAGGATACTAGGCTTATTGACATAGACTTTGGAGAGTTTACAGTTTCTACATTTCGTGACCCTTTGAGTCCTAATGCTACAAGCGTCACAAGTGGCGGAGTTGGAACAGGTCAGTTACTAAACATATTACCCGCTGGTACATTTAACGGTGGGTCGTTTATGCAATATGTTAGATTAGATCTAGATTACATGGCTCGCAATAATGAAGTTATGCTGCCCGTCGAAGCATCGATTCAAAGAACGTCTCCAGTCCCTTTAGGTTTCAACATTAACGGTAACAATTTTGACCAGATGGAAGAGTTTATTTTTATTCTAAGTAGGCCACTGGCTAATACTAATCTAGCAGCCGCTACAACTATTGCAACGTATAACGATTTTAGAAATATGGGCCTTAACGGTACTGATGGTTTGACTTTAGTTTCTGGTGATGCTGGTGCGCCTAATCAAGTTCAAACTATCTATGCTGAAAAGAGAATGTATTCCTACAACACAAACCTAGGTGCGACTCAAAGTAATGGGGAATTACTTACTACGATAGGCCCTGCTCCTGGAGCACCAAACCTAACCAATTCAGTGTTTGGAATGCCTGTATTAGACAGTGTTACAACTTGGGGATCTATGGGTGCAATTACTGGTCCTAACTTGCATTGCTATCGTGTTGTAATTAACAGGAATCAAACCTTTTCTGGGTCTTTTGGTGAAACAAACTTGGACCTGGAAGGGCAAGGTTCGTGTCAATGGCCTGCTGTAAGTGTAAGATTCCTATGTAGAGATCCAGATTATAGTGAAGGTGAATACCTAACTACAGTGGTCAATGCTATGAATAATAACGCGGAAGGCGGCCCTACTTCATGATAATATATCATCGCAGAGAAAAACCTAAACAAAGAGTGTTTACTCCCGAAGAGTATTCA